TGATCATCGATGGGGCATGTATACAGGCGGCAAAATCACAGGCCCGGCAGGAATAGATAAGGTTCCCGCCATGCTAACAGAAGGTGAGTATGTAATCAATGCAAACGCCGCAAGAAAAATAGGCGTTCCCACTCTTGAGAAGATGAATAGAGGAAAATTTAACGAAGGAGGTTTAGTTGGGGATACCACTAAGCCTGGAGAAAGCTCTTCTGCCGGAGGCATGACCAACAACATAAGCATAAACGTAAACGTCGAAGGCGGGAACGCAAAGGACGGTTCTAAGTCAGATGATACAGCGTCCGACTCGAAGTCAAACATGAATAATCTTAGCAAGAAGATTAAGCAGCAGGTTGTTATGGTTATTAAGGAGGAGAATAGACCGGGAGGGCTATTGGGCTAATGAGCTTTTCGGGTCATGAGCAAGTATTTATAGTTCAGAATCAATTAGTTTCTGGTATATCTGACTGTAATATGTCATACAATACTCAAACTGAGCCGTTGTATATTGCTGGGCTTGGGTATGTTGATAATTTTATTAGCGGACCAACCGAAGGGCAGGTTGAGTTGTCTCGCTACATGCTGGGTGAAGATTTTATTAAAAGTATTGACGATGAAGATCGAGTACAGGGAGGTATAATATTTGATAGCGGGCGAAGTGTTGGCTTCACGAGGGGTAGGCTCCTGAATTATAGGGTGAGTTGTAACGTCGGGCAAATTCCTGAGATTAGCAATAGCTTTAAAGTATACGGTAACCTTGGGGGTGGAGTGAGCCCGTTCTCTTTGTGGAGTTCTTCTAGTCCATACGCTGCTGACGATTTGGTTTCTAGAAAGCACACCGCCACAGACGGCTTTGCGGAAGATAAAGTTTATAAGGCTAAGAATATAATCCCTGCCCCATCTGCTGGGGTAAGTAATGACGCACCAGAGGACTCCTCTGATTGGGAGTTGGTCACCATGCTTGAGGCAAAGGAAATTTTAGCAGAATCAAAAAAAATAAAAGAAAGAAATTATATTATTCCAACACAAGGTAGTATAGATATAAGTTTTAAAGGTTCAATATATAAAGATACTACAAATACTTTGAGTGAGTTTGCTGGTTCTAATCCTATACTTGGTTTTAATTATTCAAGGGGTTTGGATTTGGATTCATTATATGCTTTGAGGGAAGAGGCTGATAGTGGTACGCCCATAACGGACTATGAGGCATTGGATATTCAGATCATTTATCCAATTAAAACAACATTTGATTTTACTGTGTCTATGGATAATTATAAGTTGTCTGACATGAGGGCGTTTTTGGATTATGCTAACTGGGTTAATGGAAGGATCGAGCAAGATATTGTTGTGCAAATGAAGAACCCTCAAGATGACAGTGTTCTTATGGAATATAGTATAAGTAAGGCCAAGCTGTTAAGTGAGGGCATCTCTTCCCCCTCTCAGCAGGAATCAACACTAACCGTTTCTTTTGAGGGTGTGGAGACTGAGGAGTTCTCTCCTTTCTTTGGCGAGTATAGGCATACTGTTACTGGGGCAATAATATACAGGTCCAATTGGCTGCTTCTTTCGACCGTTGATCCTGGGAATGGCGAAGACTGGCGGGGGAATTATACTGAGGTATATAAAGAAGATCCTTCTAGGTACATAGAGCTCAGCGACCTTGCTGAGTATAAACATTCACAAGTGGAGGTCAGAAAACAATGAGCCAATTTGTTAGCTTTAGGGATTGCATGGTAACGATAGGAGCTTTTCAGGTGTATGCCACCTCTGTCTCCTTGGACATGCAAACCTCTCTTACTAAGGATGTTAGGCTGGAGGGTTTTGATGGCGACCTCGTCGCTGCAACCGTGAACCGCCCGACGCTCACTCCTACAGACGGGGTTAAAGGAACTCTCTCTGTCGATTTCGTGGTCTCTAAGCAGCACTTTTTGTACGACGAGATTGAGAATGAAAATAACATTGCTAGTATTTTTGAGCTAAACAAACAAACTTCTACCGCCCTCCAGCAGTTTGGGCGGGTTGGAAACTATAGATTTTTTAATGCCGGCCTTAAGAGCTTTTCGTTTAGTATGCGGCCGTTTGATCTTGTCCGTGCTAGTGCCGAGTATGAAATATTCGGTAGTATTATACAGGTGTCTAAGGAGCTTGATGTAATTGATAACCTGAACCCCGCCGAAGGCTTGAAGAGTTTTGGTGATGTTGTTGTTGATGGAATCAATCTTCAAGATCAGTCTCGGTTTAATATTCAGTTGCTTTCTGCCCAGTATAGTGTTAGGGCTAGCAGGAAATATAATTTTTCAATAAGAGCTAACGAGCATCCTGTTGCAAATTATGTTCCTGGGGCAATTATGCCGTACCGAGTTTCCCTTGCCGACTTAACTATCGAAACTCAGATTACTTCAAACAAAATAATTCCAGCAATAAACGAAACGGGAAAAATGCAGCACGGCTTCGGGGGAGAGGACTTCTCTGAGGTTGAGGTCACCCTTCAGTTGTTTGAAGCTAAGGACGAGGCTGGAGACGGGCAGAGCAATCTTCTCGCTAAGTTTGGGTGTGTTGGTCAGGTAACTCAACAGAGTCTGTCCGCCCAAGGGGGTTCTTATTTGAATGGAAATTTTTCAGTTAAGCAGGTGATTAAATGAGTTATACTTATAAAGGCTTTTGGGATCCTGGGGCAACTTATGCCAAGGATGATTTGGTTGAGTATTACTCTGTTTCTGGGTATGATCAGCCTGCCGCATTATATAAATGCATCGAACCCAGCGCCCCTTCCTACCGCAGAAGGACTGGGCTCACCTATCCTGTCGATAGCGTTGTTTTTACTTCTTCTGACTCAGACTGGCTTTGGGTTGCCAAGCAGGAGACCGGCCAGGCTCCAAATAGTGTTGGCTCAACCTCTCTTTGGGAGAGGTCTGATACTAATTACCACTGCCCTTTGAAATATTTTAGGCTCCCTAGGATGTCTAACGAGGGCGATCTTGCCCCCACCTATCAGAAGTATATAACTTCCAATTCCGATTGGGTTGTCATCGCTTCTTCTGGGTCAGAGGAGTGGGTTGTTCAGGAGCATCTTACTAAGTCTCAGGCTCAAGAGTTAATGCTTGAGAGGAATGATCGTTCGATTGATCTTAATGGTAGAGATTTAATGTCTGTGGCTGGTAATTCTAACGGATGGACTGGGAATGAATACTACCATGAGAACCCCAACTCAAGCGAGCCAAGTTTTTGGAAGGGTCCCAATGGCTCTATACTCGAGGCCAACTCGACATTCTGGGTTAAGGTGGAGTCTTCTGACCCTGACTACGCAAGCATAGTTAATACAGGGTGGAGTTCGCCAAATAGCTATGACGTCTCAGCTCAGGAATACGGCTCTGACGGCCTAACTACTGCTGTGCAGGGCGAGTATGGTTCCACTGACCCCTCTCTTGAGGTTGGCTTTAATGATGTTCAGGGAGAAACCGACTCTGACGCTTACTACATATCAAGCGTTCAAAACTACAAGGGAGACTTTAAAAAAGGCGATGAGTATCTTCAGTTTGATGTCGTTAGGAACCCTTATTCTCACTTGTTTTGTTACGCTCGAACCGATATATCTCAGCCTGATGAATTTGATACTGGGGATAGTATTGTTTTTACTGATGTTGTGATAAAATCTCCGGTGGAAAATGTTGAAAACTCTAGGCACGTTGGTACTCTTGAGCTAGGCAGCGGAACTGTTAGTGTTAATGGGCAACCTGACTCTGATTTTACAGAGCTAAAGATAGGGAACGTTTTGGATTTTAGCGGCTCTGGTCTGGTTTACGTTCAGAATCAACAGAAGTTTATAGTTATTGGTCGAAGCTCTAGCATATTATACCTAGGAGTCTATGGTGCTCTTGACCCTACCGAATTTGGTGTGGGTCAATTAATGCGGCCAGAGGCTTACGATAATTCTGGCAAGCCTTCTTCCGTATCGTTCGGTGTCATAAGGCAATCTGTTGAGATTAGTATCGATACTGCTGACCACGAACTATGGAGCTCTGATCAATTTTTCTTTGACCCTGACTACGGTTCTACTGTAAACTTTAATGCCAAGAATCAAATCTTTGATTTCGGGGACGGCTACCAGTCCGTCGCCCCTTTGGGGGTTAATTCATTAAGGATGGAGATGGATCTTAAATTTTCCAACAGGAGCAGTCGAGAGGCTAATTGTATTGTGCACTTTTTGGAAAACAACCTTGGCCAACATGAAACCGATAAGCAAACTCATGAGCTTAAGTATGATCAGGGAATCTCTGGCTTTAGAATGGATGGGGATTCGTTGTATTTTCCATATAGAAATAATGAAAATTTAACAAGAAGGTTTTATTGTTTTGATTATAAGCATGAAATTGAAAATGAGGATGTTAATACTGTTGAGGCTAATATAATTAACACCACTGCTTCGACTTTGAATGTCGCTACTCAAATGTTTGTTACTAAGGCTGAGGCCTGGTCTTCTGACGAGGAGTATTTTCATCATGACGTTGTCTTTTGTCCCGAAAATTTGAAGTACTATTATTCTTGGACTGACTCCGTTAATAAAACTTTTAAGCCTTGCGTATATAAAGATGAAGAAGTGACTTCTATTAATAAGCATTTATGGACTAGGGAGTTCTATTGGAAGCCCTCTATTCCCTTGTCTGTTGCCCACACTCCCGCCATTAAGGAGTTCGCTTCCTCATCTTCTCCGTACTCGCAGTATTTTCCTGAGCATAAGCAAAATATAAACAACTTGGAGTTCGATTTAAAATTTGAGAACCGAACTGATTCTGAGGCTTATTCTATTCTTCACTTTCTTGAATCTCATTTGGGTTATTTGTCTTTCTTGTTTACTCCTCCCGCTCCTTACAATCGGAAGCGAAGGTTTTATTGCGAGTCTTGGTCTCACACCTATGTGTTTAGGAATAACCATACTATCTCGGCAAATTTTAAACAGTTTCCTCTTGGGCAAAATACCCCTCTTGATGATGATGAGATTGATAATATTCTCCCAAAAGAAAGGGATTCATCAGGTGAGATTTCAATGGACTTAGATGTAGATTTTAATATCGACAAGCCTGTGGGGTCTGCAGATTTGTACTTGAAGAAAATTATTTCCATTAGGAATGTCGGCGGCAAAGAGGTTGTTATTTCCCCTTCTTCCGTGGCTATCTCTAACTCTTCCTTGTTTACGAAAAGTGATATCGGGGTCTATTCTGAGAGTGTCGCTATTTCTGGAAAAACTTATATTCCAAATGGGTCTTACAGTTTAACCTGTTCTACTTCTGGCGATGGGTCTGTTGTTTATAGCAATGGCACTGACCATTACCTGCATGATTCTACTGGAAGAGTGTTTCTTGATGGAAGCTACCTAGGTATAGACGAACATGTTGGTGACATAATCTCTTCGAGCTTAACTCTCGGCGCTGGAGAAGAAAGGTTCGTCGAGGTTTACTTTACTGCCGCGAGTTCAGCTACCGAGCAGGCCGCTCTTTCTCTTGAATACTCTTCCCTCCCAGCCCAGGAGCTTGTCTACGAAGCTGGACAAAGCTATCTTGAGGGGAACTTAATCCAGGAGGGAGGGGTCGTGTATAGGGTTACTTCTGATTTCACCTCTACGACCGGAGATGATACCGCTAATTATACTGAGCATAGAACCTCCGTATCTTCTTCTATTGACGCTTATGTGAATAAAGCAAAGAATGACCTGAGGAAATCTAATTTATATGTTAATGTTAGCTTCCCTTCTTCTGACGACGGGCACTCCTATTACTTTGATAGCCATGGGTTTAATGACACTGTTGATTTCTATAGGGATTCTACTGGTGAAAACTTTTATAAAAACGCCTCCCTTAATGCCTCTCACGATGAGTGCCAGATCGCATTAATTTCGTCTGAAGAAGATCTCTTGGCGATTTCAAAGTTGCCTTCTGTTCCTGGCGGCTTTTATTTAACTAGAGTCTATTGGGACGGCTTGAAATATATAGACTACGATACTTTAGGGAACGAAGTTCAGGACAGTCTGGGCGCAACTGTGAATGCTGAAAAAATCATAGAAGACATTCTTCCCGAACCCGAAACAAACTCCAGTGGTTTAGTTTGGGATTCTGCAACAAACAAAACCGTGCCCGGAATCTTGATGCTGCAGGTTCCTGAGGGTCAATTTGCCGACCTCGATGATTCTAGGGCTTTTGTTTTGAAGATTGAGCCTCTTTCTTCGATTGGAGACTCTCCCGTCGAGGGGTATCTTGTGCAGAAAAGCGTGGAAGAGAAGTCTTCCCCCGTTAACCTTGCTCAGGAAGTTTCTTCTTCCGGTGAAGTTGGCCTTATTGGTTTGGAGGAATTTGAGGAGGTTAATGTTTTTCTGTCTGGAGATATAACTTCTCCAAATCCGTCCCAACCAGCCTTAAGGCTCGGGGGACCTTGGCACGAGGAGGTTAGGATTAATCTCTACCTTGGAAACGCAAGCTGGGTTCATGGGACCACTGGAGAAATTAAGACCCTGTCTGACAAAATTCGAGATGGCGCCGCCGTTCCTTCTTCCCCTGATTATGATCTTTCCGTTTCGTCATGCAGTATTAAGGGTCACGGTGGGTCTGGTGGCGAAGGCATGGTCTCCGAGGGGGAAATTTATGAGGCTGGAAAGCCTGTGACCTCAAACGAGAATTATATCCCTCCCGGCAAAGGTGAGGCTGGGGGTGGAGCTTTATTTGTTGACGGTCTTGAGGGGGATTCTTCCGCCAAGGTTAACCTCTATTTCTTAGAGGGCTCGTCTGTTCGTGGCGGAGGTGGCGGAGGTGCAGGAGGCTCATTTGAAGCTGATGGAAAACGAATAAAGACTCATAGCTCTGTTAACTTTGCGGGAGGTGGAGGTGGCGGCGCACCCTTCGGCATTTCTGGGTCCCCAAGTGGCGGGTCTGGTTCAATTTCAGGAGGGGGTTCTGGGGGTCTCGCTGTGAATAACGATCATAACTCTAAAACCCATCTCGGTAACGGTGCTAATGGCGGCGGGTATGGAGAAGGCGGCTCAAGTATTGTTGTCGGCGGAGAGGTTCTCGTCGAGGGTGGGGCTCCTGGCTACGCTATAAGAATAGAAGACTCTTTTCTGGACATAGAATATTTCCTTTACTCCCCAGAGTCTCACTCGTCTGCTCAGATTAACATTTCTACCGACCCCCAAGGAAAAGACACTCTCGATCAAGATTTTTTCTCTGGTGAAATAGTAGATGTTTAACTTTTGAAAGGTTATTATAATATATGTCCGACTCAAGCAAAAATATTACTAAGGAACTGCTTAAGATGCAGCCAGATTCTTTGCTGGAGTTTTTTGAGATAGACTTTTCCCATCTGCAAGAAGATTTTTCCCTACTGGAAAAGAGGTACAAGATTAGTTTTGGGACTAACTCCGACCCTGTTTATAGATTTACTTCTAATATAAATAATTCGAACCCTATTTACTGGCAAGGAAAACCTTACCAGCCCCTACCCGTTGAGGTTACCGGCCTTGAGGCTCCTTCAGACGGGAGGCTTCCTCGGCCTACGCTTAGAATCTCTAATCCTAGCGGAATACTCTCCTCTATAGTTGCCGCCAATTATGATTTTCATGGGTGCAAGGTGACAAGACGTAGGACTTTTGCTAAATTCTTGGACAGCGCCAATTTTGCGCCAAACGGCACTTCTTATAAGGACGTTGATGGAAACACTAAGTCTTCTGATAGGAATGAGTCTTCCACTGGACTGAATCCATTCGGGGGCAAGGAGGATTATGAGGCTCATCTTCCTGATGAGGTTTATTATATCCATAGGAAGGTCGTTGAGAATCGCGACTCTCTTGAATTTGAAATGACCTCTATTCTTGAGGTTCATGACGCATTATTTCCTGGAAGAAATATGCTTGCCGATCATTGTGGGTTTAGGTATCGCCAGCCTGACTCGTGTGGATATACTGGCTGCCCTGTAGAGAATCATAAAAACCGAAGGTTTGCGGAGTACGGGATATACAAGTTTACTGACAAGGGAGAGTGGGATACCAATAACTCTTATGTTCTTGGCGACTTTGTTACCTATGTCAGCAAAAAGGAACCTCTCGTTCCCGCTTATTTTGTCTGTGTAAAAGACCACTCTCTTCCCTCCCCTTTTCCTGCTATTAGTGAAGAGTATTGGAGCTTGGATTCGTGCGGGAAGACTTTGGATTCCTGCTTAAAGAGGTTTGGGGACAAGGCTACAAACTCAAGCGGACAGTCGCTTAGGTTTGGAGGCTTTCCTTCTACCGAAAACATGAAAAATGGATGACGTTCTTCCTTTGAGTGTTCTGGGGCAATGTTCTGAGCATGCGTCATCATTTCCCGATCAAGAATCCTGTGGGGTTGTTTTAGATTTTAAACCTAAAGTCTTCTTTCCGATGGAGAATAGGATTCCCGGAGAAAGGGCTTTCGAGATAAGCCCTCAGGTACATTTGATTAAAGAAAAGATCTTCTGCATTTTTCATTCTCACCCTTTTTCCTCTGCCTCGCCTTCCTCAACTGACGTTTCTTATTCTAAGGCTCTTGGTATTCCGTATTTAATATATAGCGTACTTTACGACAATTTTATTTATTTTGATTTAAAAAAGTGTATACCAATTAAGGTATAAGGTAATGAAAAAGGTATTCTTACATGGGTTTTTGGCCGATCAGGTCGGCGGGGAATGGGATTTAATTGTCGATTCCCCTGCCGAGGCTATTCGTGCTATAAATTGTAATACCGATAACCAGCTTCTTAGGAACATTCACGACAACTATCATGAAGGCGTTGATGTTGTTGCTTGGAAAATAAATAGTCGCACGCGAGAGCAAATTGAAAGGGTTAATTCCTCTGAAGAATTTGATGAAAACCTACTTAAGGAAATTCTTGTTTGTTCTCAGGAGTTAGAAGTATGTTCTGACTTTGAGGAGATTCATTTTGCTCCCCGTGTTCAAGGGGAAATTATTAGTGCGGGGATTGGGGCCTTGGCAACCGCAATCGGCGGCGCAATTAGTGCCATGAGCCTTTCTTCTATGGTTTTTGGAATAGTTGCGAGCATGGTTGTTGCGGGTATAGCTGCCGCCATGTTTCCCCCTGTAAAGGTTACCGATAACACCAAGCATACCAAGTCTTATATGTTTGGGGGCAGAGCCAACCTTCTTGAGCAGGGGGGCGCTGTTCCTGTTGGGTATGGGATGCTTAGGGTTGGGAGTAATACTCTTGGGTTTTTTGGGCAAAATAAATTCCTTCCTGGGAGCATAAGTAATGATACGATTGAGTCTTATACCCAATTTCATGTTCAAGACTTGATCTGCGAAGGTCCAATCGAGGGTTTCTGCGATTCCTCTGGAAACTTATTGAATGAAAAAAATATTGGCGGTTCAAATTGGGACGACAATCAGTTTGTTAAGTCTATTTATATTAATGATCTTCCTATTAAGAATGAATCTAATGAATTAAATTTCATGCCTGCAGAAGATGACCCCATAAGAGTTCCCAAGTTTTCCTTAGGCTCTTCTGCTGACGAATCTCGTTTTAGCGGGACAAATTCTAGGATTGAATATGAACCTAGGGGTTCTGGATCCGCCCTTCCTGGGCCGAATTTTAACATTGCGGGGTTCTATCCTGAAAAGGTCGCTGCCAAGGAAGGTGGGGAGACCTCTAGGTGGGGAGGAGCCAAAGGCTTTACCCATGCTATCACGGACAGAAATGTGGGAATGGTTACTTTGGCGCTCTCTTCGGAGGGGCAGTATCATAATTGGACAGACCAAAGGGTTAGGAGGAGGTGGTTTAGTCGAAGAGTTACTGTAAACAAGGGAACTGACCCTGTTACCCTTGCTGTCGCAGTAAGGATATTTGACGGTAAGAAATTTATTGCTCCCATAGTATCTGAATCAGGAAATCTTCTTGAGGGCGTCGATAACGCTTCTCCCGAATCTTCTGGAGTTCCTGCAACGAGTAAGTATAATATCTCTGGCATTCTCGGCAAGAGCGATGTTCGGAAAGCGGTTTCCTATAGTCGCGCTCAGGATATTTTTCGCTTTTATGCTTATGCTATATTTGATGACACTAGACCTATTGCCTCCGCCGATGCCGCGGAATATGATCTTGGTGGGCTGGATTTATTGAGGAAAGATATTATTTTCTTTTTTATCGATAACGCAAAGACTCTAATCTCCGAGTTTTGTAAATTGAGGCCAGACTCTTACCTCTCTGCTGGAGATTCTAATTATCCTGAGATTTTCACTGGAGACACCGGGGCGACATATACTTTGGATGAGTTATTTGACTTATACTTTACTCAAAAAATGAGGGTTCTTAGTGATGGGTCCTTGGCTCAGTCCTCTAACGAAAGCCCTGGACGCATGGCCATTCTCTTGGGTGGAATTTTTTCAGAGATTTGCTTTGGCTCCTCTAGTCCTGATGGATTATTTGGAAGGTTCTTTCACGAAACAATGTCTATTGTTAAGTCTGCCGTCGTTGATGATAATTTAGTTCTTTCTCACGAAGGTAAGATTTACGCTATACAGGAAAAGATTTATTATGATCCCAACGACATGGTGACTAAGTCATCAATTACTCCTGCTGAAAAGGCTACTGGGCTTTGGAGTTACCACACGAAAAAGAAAGGGTATCACCCCGAGACTCATTACTGGAAGGTTTTGTCTACGGCAAAAACAATATCTGAAAGAAGGTACAAGGCTCTTGGTCGCCCCTCTCGATATAAAGTGTGGAAGGCGTCTGAGAAGATTCAAAACCAGGGCATAGTTTATGTCAAGGGGTTAAGCACTAGCCCCGCCTCTATCGACTACTCGTTTCAACTGCCTTATATTGGCCCAGGGGAAGCTGTGTCTATTCAGTTATTAAGATGCACTTCTGAGGTAACTAGCATTGATGAAATGGCTACAACTTCCAAGCGGTTGTCCCTAAAGGGCGTCCGGAGGCATAAGTGTATTGGCGGAAAACTTATGCGGTTCGACTATCCGTGCTCAGCTTGGATTAAAACCTTTTGGGATTCTGTGAATTTCCAGCAAGTTCCTAATAGGAGTTATCTTGCAAAACTTAAAAGGGTCGCCACCCCCGATAATTACCACGCTGAAACAAGAACATATATCGGAGCCTGGACTGGGGCTTGGGGTAAAAGCGGGGTAGAAACAAACGCGGAGGTTGCTGAAAAGGAGTTAATTTGGACAGATAACCCCGCCTGGATTCTCTTGGATATACTGACCAACAAAAGGTTCGGTCTTGGCAGGCACGGAATGAACCTTTCTAATGTTGACAAGTGGCATTTGTACAGCGCGGCAAGGTTTTGCGACGAACTTGTGGAAACAGGACTTCCTTTGGAAACTCCAAAGAGATACTTTGAGACAAACAATTTCTCTACTCAAAACGGGGATAACCTTTCTTATTTAGGTAGTAAGAGCCGCTATCTACAAGACCTCCGCAGTGGAGACTCTTTCTTTATTAGGATTTTTAATGACAAACAAAAGGGTCAACTCTCCTTGGGGAGTTTTTTGGACGAATTTAATGATTCTGTTCCAGATCGGCTTGCGACTACTGGCAAGTTTGTAGCATTCTTTATGAGCGACGGGTCTGTTCAGAGGAGAAAGATTAAAAATGTCTTAGGGTGCACGGGAGCGGGTTCGACCCCTAGCCTTTCCCAGGAGGTCGCTCCTAACGCTCAGTATTTAGAATTATACGGCCCCACTTTTGTCGACCACAATTCAACTGACTCTGCTAAAAAAACCACGGGATTTTGCTGCATAGAAAAAACCTACCCTCTTGTTGAGCCAAGGTTTTCTTTAAATATTTATTATAACCGACAGGAGTCTGCGCTGCAAACCGTGAGGGACTTGGTCTCTCAGTTTAGGACCGTCTTAAATTATATCGGGGGGAAGATATCTTTTTCTACCGAGAAAAAAGGTGACCCTTTGCTGATGTTTACAGACGCCAACGTCTCTAAGGATGGTTTTGCTTACGCTGGAGCTGGCAAGAGCACTCGCGTGACCGCTGCAAAAGTAAGGTATCTCGATAAGTTTGATGGGTTTAAGCCTAAAATAGAGTACTACGAGGACCCTGGAGGCATAGATAAATTTGGGTATGTTGAGGAGGAAGTTCTCGCCCTTGGGTGTACCTCAAGGGCTCAGGCTCAACGGTTTGCTAAGTTTAGTGTTTTGGCTCCAACTCTAGAGACAGAAATGGTTTCGTTTACAACTGGTATGGAGGGGGCCTTACTGTTGCCGGGTTCTGTTATAGAGGTTTCTGACAGCCGGAGGTTCGGCGAGAATGTTAATGGGCGAATAAAATCTATAAGCCCTCTTGGTTATGCTATAAAGACCGATAAGATTATGTCTAACTTGAGCTTCTGGGATCCTGAGACTGGGCTGGACAGTGATCGAGTGGAACTCTGTGTCCTTAGCCCAAGGGGTTTTGAGGACCCTAACAAACTCGACCAAACTGCGAAGGATAATTCTGGTTTGCCGTCCTTTACTGAAATTGACCAACTCTCTTTAGTTTCTGAAACAAGGAAAAGTCAAATGGTATATTTCGACGGCTTTATTTCTGAAAACAAAAGGGAAATTAAGAGCTTGGTTAAGAAGGAGCGGTTTGACGTGAATAAAAATTCCGATGTTATCGTCCGAAGTAACCACGGGCTTAAGGATGGAGACTCCTTAAGGTTTTCTTCTTTCGGTGTTCTTCCTAAATATAAATTTGTTGACAGCGGCGGACAAGAGGTTGCCGAAAGGCTGGATGAGAGTTCTATTTATTACGTGGTTTCATCCTCGGACTCTTTTTCTTCGTTTAAGATATCCAAAACAAAAGGTGGGAACCCAGTTGATTTTGTTGATCAGGGTTTTGCAATGCGGAAAACTTTTAATAGTTCAGATAGCATTGATGAGGGCGCAGAAATTTCTGGCGGCGAGCACTTTTATTCAAGGTTTCGGCGCGTGGATGGGCGAGACGAAACCAAGGAGGCTCTGGAGGATATAATGGTTGGGTCTGTGTGGTCGATAAGGGGGTTTAAGAAAGACTTATTTCTTCGTCCTGAGTCTGTTTCCGACGATGTCTTGTCAAACTTTATTCTTGGATCGTGGGCAAGTGGGGGTCTTGAGGCTAAGCAAATAAAAGGCAAAAAGTATTCTTACTTCTCTGAGCATCTTGGGTCTTTTACTTTTTCCGGCCAAGCTACTGACACAGTTAAGGGTACCGTCTTGTCTTTTAAGCAGAGCGGCCTGGGCGCTGTGCTTATTAATACGACGCATTTTCAGTCTAGCCGCCATATTGACCTTCAGAACTCCTTGCGAGAGGTTAAGCTTATTGATGGCAACACCATTGTCGTTACTGATTCCGGCGGCACCCCTACCACGTTGTTTCGGTCGTCTTTAGATACCGATGTGTTTAGAATTATCGGGGGCTCTACAAATAGTCTTTATAAAATGATTAACGATAAGAAATACTTGATCGCTTCCGATGATGATGGTAATGACTATATTCGTCTTGCTTCTGTTAAACCTACCAAGAGCAACATCTCTGAGTGGATTAGTAATCTTGGGACAACAAATATTCCCGCGACGCAGTCCGCTTCAACGCCTCCTCAAGACACCATAGAGATAAGCATCGACGACTTTAGGAATGTCGGTAGAAGGCAGTATAGGATTAATAGTGTTGTTGAGGCTGAGTACGGACAGTACGAGGTGAAGGCTTCTGAGTATAACAGGGAAAAGTTCTCTATTATTGAAAACGAAATCAGCCTTAATCGGCCCACTCTTCCTATACCCCCTCAGGTTAACATGGAGATCCCTCTTCCTCCGAAGGATTTTTCTGTAGAGGATACAACATATCGAGGGGTTATTACAAATGTCTAGAATAAATATATTGTCCACCTTTAAGATTCGGAGCTTAACCGACTCTTACTTTATGGTTGGGACTTCCGAAACTGGGGACTTCACTCGCGACCTTGGTACTGGAGAGCAGCTTTATACTGGCGACATTATTCCTCTCCTTAAGAAAATTAACGGAGTACCTGTAGATGACGGCAAGACTTTAGATGATCCTTACGTCGACAGCGGCGTGGAGGTTTCTGTCCCTGTCTCTCTCGGCGAGGAATATGGTGACTTTATGATTCGGCTGTACGCCGAAAACGAGCTTGGGATCCGGTCTCCTTTTATTGAGCTAGAAAAAAATATTTTACCTGCTGATATAAGCGGGACATTCAGGTTTCAGTCTCTAAATGTACGGGGTATAGAGTCCGAGAAGCCTAGTTACCGGGCGGCGGTTAAGCGCAGGGCAAGGAAGGCGAGCAATCTTTACATTAAAGAACATGAATTTGTTGGCAGTAGTTTTCAGCTTCAGTTTTCATTGAAGGCTAACGCTCGGTTGGCTGGAAATAAGGCCGGCGTTGTTGGCTCTGACAATCCGATGTTTAGTCATTTCGATGTTGAGTTTTATACCTCATGGGACGGGACTACTGCTGACGACAGCGGCTTAAGCGGTAAGCTTGATGTCCCCGAGGGTTGGCTATATAGTCAAGAAAAGTTAGAAAATTATACAGACTTTTCAATTTATTTAAATAAGCAATCTATTATTGATTTATATAGGCATAATAATATTACTGGTCAAGATAGAAAGATTATAGTTAAGATTATTGGTTATGATGTATTTTATAATATCGACCTTGATGCTAGTGGTAATCCTAAGGATGATCATAAGTTTAGTGCCATAGCTGTATTGGAGAATGACAAGCCTAAGCTTGACTCTGCTACCTTTGAGCTTTACGGCCAAAGTATGGAGGTTGAGGTTCAGGCTTCTGACCCGGACCTTGACCACGGTCAAATAAAGCTTCTTAAATACAGGAGCGATGCGAGCGGGGGAACTTATTCTCTTGTTAGTTCAGAGAGGCTCCTTATACGACAGGTTTCTGCGTCGCTGCAGGAGTGGCACTCTGATACGCATCCCAATTATTATAAATATATAATAGAACTACATGACGCGTATGGGTTTGGGTCTTACTTCGCCGTTAGCAATGGTAGGATAAAGAAGTCTGGGGTTTCTCACGAAGAGTTCGCTACCCCTGAACTTGCTCTTGCTTCAACCCAATTCTGGAGTTCTTATCTTGAGATACAAAATTTAGAAATAAAGGAAAGCGGGACAACGCTGGGGGAAGATAAAGGGTCTTTCTTTATTAGTTGGGACGTTAAGGATTCTGCGGGAAACACGGTTGATATAACTAAAGATCTCGACGGCAATGTCACATATAAAATCAAAACCGATTATACTATAAATATTATAGAGGGTTTTACAGCGTGTCTTATATGTCCTGACGATTACTCTGCTTCCGCTTCTAGTTTTCCCGTTAGGGACGCAAGGGATTTGTCATACTTAACTCCTTCTGCTGGCGGAGTTATT